AACACAGGTCGAGCGTAAGTGCAAGCGTGACAACAAGATAGATACGAGGGATATATCCTCACACTCGTGATTGTGTGCTCTCGGGATTATTGTTTGATTAATATAATAAAAAAAAAAAAAAAAGAAATAAAACAAACATCCAAACGCGGGAATGTGCGACTAGCAATGAGAGGATAGAGAGGTTGAGGCTAAGTAGTGGAATTGCAAGGGTTTAGCCGTGAGGGGTCTAACCATAGGCCCATATGACCCTACCCTGATATAATAATCTGCTAATTGATTTCACTAAGGAATGAAACCGTCGCTAAAAAGTGTTCGCGTGCGCGCGTGGGCGCATTACGCGCGTATGCATGGGCAGGAATGAATCGCTGGATTGATTCTTGATTCTGATTTTTGATTCTGGATTCTGGATTTTGAAAATTGATTTTTTGGATTGCCGCGCCGGGGCGAGGGGCGAGGGGGATTGAAAAAAAGTTGGCGAGGGGGCTTGACATTGGGTCCGCATGGGCGCATACTTCTCTCACGGCCCACTTCCGGGTCGATTGTGAGGTAGATTGAAAATGGCGAGAATCAAGGTTGACTGGTCGAAAGTGGAGATGGTTGGCGCGGTGGAATTGGGTCCGCTGGTGGAAACGGCTCCGGCGGATATCAAGCCGGGGATTGATTCACAGGGAATCAAAGTGAAGCCCAGCAAGGTCCAGATTACCGTTGGCGAGGGGGATAACGCGAAGCAATTCGGCGCGGCATTCCTGAAGATTGATTCCGCTGACGATGCGTCGGTGGATTCGATTCTGGCGGCAATCAAGGCGGCTGGAAAGCAGGCCGTGATTGATTCCCACAACGCAATCCAGCGCGATGCCCGCGTGGCATTCCTGACGAAGAATTACGGGGACATCAGCAAGACGATTGATGACCTCGTTCAGCAGTTGGTTGATTCCGGTTGGGATGCCGCTGAGGCGCGCGAACTGGTAATCGCCAAGCGGACGAAAGCCGGACTCAGGGTTTCGTAGTTCGATTCCCCCGGCTCGATTCCCCGGCTGGATTCCGAAAGGGTCCAGCCGGTTTTTTTTGTCTGCCCCGCCCGGCGCGGTCATCTAATCCGCGCATTGATAACAGCCCACTAATCAATCTAGTTATTACCCCGGATTTTTTTTCTGTGTAGATTATTCACTGGGGAATATTCCTCAGCGGCTCGCTAATCCGGCTACCCTACCGCTTCACTAATCGGAGTCCCGTTTCCTCCGCCGGCGCAGGAGTCTCAATCCCGGTAATTATTCTGAAAAATATATCCGACTCCGAGCGGCCTCTAAGCGGCAAACCTCGAAATCCTTAGTGTTTTGCCCTATTGACAAGAGGCCCGGCTTGTGGTAGACTCCCATCACGGGATAGGTGTATGGGAATTATAACTCGGGAAGAAATGGAACGGCGTCTGAATGACCCGTTGAATTTAATTGTGCTACGGGAGTCATTACGCCAGAATTCTGGGACTCCAGTTCCATCGGAGACTCCGGAATCTAAACCAGAAGTAATTGAGCACAAGCGTTCTGGAAGTGGCAGAACTCCGGGTGCATTCAATAGAACAATCGAGGATAGGATTGCGATTGGGGAACTAGGCCATGCCGTGGGTTATACGGAAGCGGCGGAATTGTCTGGCGCGTCTGTTAGCCAAGTTCATTCATATGCTCATGGGTTTAATTCTTCTGGGCATCGCAATCCAGACTCTGAACTGGGGACTGAGGTAAGTAATTCTATCGAAGCGGTAAAAGAGAGGGCCATTGCTAAGATTCTAGAATGTATGGAAGTAATCTCTAAAGAGAAGTTGGATACAGCCTCACCTCTGGCAGTTTCCCAGATTGCCATGAATCTTTCTAAAGTCTCACCAAATCTAGAGAACAAGATGCCTGGTATCAACACTATGAATCAGGCCACTGTTGTTATCTACTCACCTCCAGTCTCTGAAGAATCTCGCTATAAGACAATCAAGGTTAGCTAGGGTAATTCTATGCTCGGTAAGATTACGCGAATCCTTGAAGCTAAGGGTTTTGGATTCATCTGGTCTACTATCGAGGAGAAGCATTTCTTCTTTCATAGGGATACGGTATCTCCAGACTCACCTCTAACTTTTGATAGGTTAAAGGTTGGGAATACTGTATCCTTTGAGCCATCTACTAAAATCATAGATGGTAAAGAGAAGGGCAGAGCGGAATCCGTAATCTACTTGAATTAACGAGTCGAGCGGAGCGAGACGAGTGGCTCTACAAGAAGTAATTGAGAATGGAAGGCTGGTCCAATTCTGGAAGCCTTTCAAAACTCAAGAGGACTTCATTAAGATACCTGATACCGTAGAGGAAAGATTCTTCGGTGGAATGGTAGGCGGTGGTAAGACTGACATTCTAATCTATATGCCAGTGGTGCGGGGCTGGTATAAGAATAAGAACTTCCGTGGACTAATCATACGCCGCACCTATAAACAACTTGAGAAGTCAATCATTCCGAGAGCTAATGAGATATATAAGAAGCTCGGAGCGGAATACAATATCAACGAGAAGAAATGGTCATTCCCTAGTGGCGCAATCATTTGGTGCACATATCTAGAGAATAGGAAAGATGCTGAGGCTCACGATACTAACGAGTATCATTACATTGGCATAGATGAATTAACGCACTTTGAAGAATTCCTCTATATGTATATGATGTCTCGTTTACGTTCGACTGACCCAACACTGCCAGCAATTTTGTGCAGTGCATCTAACCCTGGAAATATCGGGCATGGTTGGGTAAAGAAGCGATTCATTGACCCTGATACAGAGGGTCATGTAATCATTCACGATTTAAGAACCAATACGAAGCGAATGTATATTCCGTCCTCTATCAGAGATAATAAGTATCTGATGGAGAATGACCCGGCCTATCTCAATCGTTTAGAAAACTTGCCAGAAGCTGAGCGCCGCGCCAAGATATATGGAGACTGGGAAGCATTCACCGGACAGGTATTCGATGAATTCATTCCCATGCCTGACCCGTTCGATAAATCAAGACCATATCACGTATGTAAACCTTTTGTTATCCCTCCGTATTGGCCCAAGTTCGTTTCGATTGACTGGGGACACCAACATCCTACGGCAATTCTTTGGGCGGCCCTTTCTCCCGATGGGAGACTCTATATCTATCGTGAATTCCTCAAGCACAAACTAAAGGTTTCGGTTTGGGCTAATGAGTTTGCATACTTATCTGAAGTGGATGGACCATATAAATTCATTAAGATGGACCCATCAGCTTGGCAGGAGCGTGGAACTGAGAATACCATTCAACAAGAGTTTTGTAAGTTTTCTAATTATGTGGTGAGCAAAGCCGATAATGATAGACTCGGTGGGAAGATGCTCATTCATGAATACCTCCGCACTAAACCCCTCCCAGTTAAGAAAGCCGATACATCTTTATTCAATAAAGAACATGCCGAACGGATTCTTCGCACATCCGGTGAGGCAGCTTACAATACGTATTTGGATTTGTTTGTGGAGCGGGAACCTGAGACTAATCTCCCCAAACTTCAAATCTTTGAGACTTGCAATAATCTGATTCAGACATTACCACTCTGCGTATATGATGTAGATGCTCACGGAGCTAGAGCGGAAGATGTAAAGAAATGGGATGCACAAGAGGATTCACAAGGCGAATTATCTCTTGGCGATGACCTCTATGATGACCTCAGATATTTACTCAAAGGGGTCGATAAGTTTATCGAGGAATCCCAGAGCGGACTACAGACCGCAACTAAAGAGGCAAAAATTTATGAGCAACTCGAACGAACTGGGAATCATACAGCGTTTCAGCGAAGCATGGAAAATTTTGACAGGGAGCAGCAATCCAATTCAGGTGTCTTTAGACTTGCGAAATCTCGCTATTCAATTAGGCGACCTCGATACTAGATTGAGTAAGTTAGAGCAAGACAATAATGCATTCGAGGGTAGAATTAAAGAGCTTGAAGAAACTGTCAAAATACTAAATGTCAATCTAATTAATCAAGCTCTCGTGGAACAAAAGAAGCCAGAAGAAACTCCAACCTTAGTGGGAAGCCGAACGGTAAATTGGGGTGCTAAGAAAAAGGAGTTGGAAAAGAAATACTCCAGCCCAGCAAAGACGCGAGAGGCTTTGGTTAAAGAGATTACTCATTCAACAGACGTTCTTGAGGAGAAATGAGATGACTGAATCGGCAACGCAAGTATCGAAACCACATGCTGTAGTGATTGACCCAAAGCAGGGAAAGCCAAAGCGGTATATCAATCGTGACTCTGGTCAGTTGGTATACAAAGACCCAAAGACTGGTGAGGAAGTTGTAGTTACTCCACTCCACAGTGTGGATGATGAAGTAACTGTTCAGGGAAGAATCATTGCTGTTGGTGATGGTTCGGATGGAAATGAATATGTTGATGTTGCAGTAAAGGCATTAACATCTTCAACAGTTCCAACTCTCCAGTATCAGGTAGTCAGAATGGATTCTGACAATGCTACTGTCGTTACTCCGGGGACAGAAGTAAGAGCGAGGGAAGAAAAGGCGAGAAAGGAAGCAGAGGAGAAAGCAGCAAAAGAAAAGGAAGCTCAGGCAAAAGAATTAGCAGGGGCAAAGAAGTAAACCACATTCACAGGCTCTAGCTTATCAAAAAGCTAAAGGCTAGGAGAACCAAATGAACTCACGATTGGCGTTAATCACATTCTTGGAAGATTCTGGAAATCGTCCGGACAATACTCTGCCCGGCGCTCCAGTTTATCCTTCGACTGGTCCGGGATTCCCCACACATCCAATCGCTCCCGGTGGTCCTCCGGTTGGAATCTGGCCGAATCCACCTTCAGGTGGTGGAAGTCCAACTCATCCGATTTACAATCCTCCGGGAGTTTGGCCGAATCCTCCGGGCGGTGGTAATTATCCGTCCACTGGTCCGGTATTTCCTCCAGTTGGTCCGGATAATACATTACCACCTTCTTCACCTCCGCCAGTTGTTTCACTTCCGATTGTTCTGCCGGAAGGACCAGAAGTTCCTCCTGATATCCATTTCGAACTGAAGTATTCCTTCAGATTCGGTTGGGTTATCGTTCCGATTACGGCTGAACCGAAGTAAAAGTTTGTCATGGTGGTGTCTTATTTTATTCTAAGATAGGACGCCACCATGATTAGACTTAGAGAATAAAATGGCTGATGCAACTGGATTGCTTCCTCCTCCTACTGATTCTCCCGATATGGGCGGACAGGATATGGGTCCGCAAGTAAATGAGTATGGAAATCCAGAAGCTCCGACTTCGGTTGTGGAATATCCTGATGTATCCAATCAGGACGGTCAAGCAGGTTTACCACCTGATGATATGTCTGGTGGAATGCCTCCTGATATTCCTACTGATACGCCAATTGACCAAGGAATACCCCCGTCAGGACCACAGGTAGATTCTACTGTCAATGAAGAATTAGAGACAGCAATAAATGCTCTAATAGATGAATACGATAATGAAGAACAGATGGCGCTTGAATCTCGTGCTCGTCTGTTAAAGCTGTTGGATTACTATTGGCAAGGCGTTCAGAATATCTTTTGGAATGATACGGTAGGTAATTACACAGTTCCACAGTCAATTGATTTGGATGACAATGAGGAGCTTCCTAAGATAATTAATATCTATAAACCATATGGAGAGGCAATCATCGCGGCATTATCGGCATCAGTTCCAAAGGTCAGATTTTTCCCTGAAGATGCTGATAGTGAGGAAGATGTTCTTACAGCGGCCACGTTTACCAAGGCCGCTAAGAAAATACAGAAGGATAATGGTTCGGAACAACTGCTAGCTAGAGCTTTATTCACTCTTTGGAACCAACACTTCGTCGCCGCTTACATCTATCCGGAAACGGATGCGAAGTATGGTAAGTATTCAAAGACTGAAGAAACGCCTGTCGAATCTACTCAGGACAATTATATTTGTCCTCGATGTGGTAATCCTCTTAATCCTGTGCCCCCTGCTCCTATGGGGAATAATGAACAATTACCCAATCCTGCAATGGGTGTTCCACCTCCTGAAGCTGGACAAATGATGGCCGGTGAAATGCCCGGCCAAATGCCACAGCAGGAAGAACAAACAATGTGTCAGAACTGTGGATTCATTGGATTACCTTTCAATGATATCCAAGTAGTTCATGATACTGTTACCAAACTTAAGGAAGGTAACAAGACTCGAATCTGCATAAATCTATATGGCTCATTAAACGTATATGTCCCCGCTTGGGTCAAGGATTTCAAGGATAGCCCATACCTCGCGTTCGATGAGGAGAAAGATGAATCGTGGGCTATCGAGCGGTATGAGAATAAGAAGGGTGAAATATCTGCTCGTGGGGATACAGGGGAATATCAGCGGTGGGCTAGATTGCCTCAAGCTGTAATCGGTGGGACTTATGCACTGGTTACAATTAAGAAACGATGGTATCGCCCATTCGCTTACAATAGATTAGAGCAAGAGCAGGTTGATATGCTCAAGGCTGCATTCCCAGATGGAATGTGTGCTACGAAAGTGAATGATGTTCTAGTCGAATACAAGAATGAAGATTTAGAAGATGTGTGGGCAATGACAGTTAATCCCACATACAACTCCATTTACGCTGAACCACAGGGAAGGTGTATCGTAGACATTCAGGATATGATTTCGGATAACGTCAATATCATCAGTGACACAATCCGATATGGCGTTCCGATTACATTCGTCCGTTCTGACGCAATTGATACCAAGAAGTTAGAACAGACTAGAGCTAGACCCGGAGATATGGTTGCGGCTAAGCCATCTTCGAGCGGCGGCTCATTAAATGACCAATTTTTCCAGACTCAGATGGCGCGGCTCTCTGATGAAGTCCCAGGATTCCAAAAACAATTGGAACAATATGGACAATTTGTCTCTGGAGCCTATGCAAGTATCTACGGTGGAGCATTACAGGGTTCAGGCGGAACTTTAGGTGAATACGAAACTAGTAGAAATCAATCTCTCCAGAGATTACAACTCACTTGGAGAATGGTTTCTAATTTCTTCATCGAAGTTCTAAAGAAAGCCGCATACCAATACTTTGATTCTGTAGACTATGACGAAGTAATGGTTGAGCCTAACGGTAATTCTTTCAAGAATGTCTATATCAAACTGACTCAGGCCACTGGTAAAGTTGGACAAGTGGAAGCGGAATACTCTGACCAATTCCCAGCTTCATGGGTCCAGCAGAGAGATATCATTCAGAATCTTCTGACTCTAAACAACGAAGAAATCAATGCAGTTCTAGGTCATTTCAAGAATACCCCACTTCTGAATGCATTGATTGGTATTCCTGAGCTGTATATTCCGGGTCAGGATGACGTTGATAAGCAATTGTATGAGATTAGTTTGCTCGTTCAGGGTCAACCAATGCAAGCTCCGATTGACCCAATGCAGCAAATGCAACCAATGGACCCGAATCAACAGCCTCAAATGATTCCGTCCGTTCAGATTGACCCAACTGTTGATGATGATGAAATCCACATTGGAGTCTGCAAGATTTACCTGAAATCTCCAGAAGGATTAGCTAGCAAAGATACTCCTGGATATGCTAATGTTCAGGCTCATATGGAAATGCATCAGCAGAATCAAGCAATGCAGCAGATGCAGCAAATGCAACAGCAAGCTATGATGGGTCCGCAAGCTCCTCCGAATCAAGGTCCGCCTAAAGGTAATCAAGGTGCGGCTAATCAGAATCAACCTCCGCCTCAGTAATGGAGTAAATCTATGGCAGACGAAACTACAGACGCTGGATTGTCAGACCTTGATATTCTAGAACAGGAGCATCCTGATACCGATACTAAGGATGAAACTGCTGTAGAAGAACCAGAAGTTGAAACTGAAGATGAAGAAGAACCATCTGAAGAAGAAGAACCTTCGGATGAAGATGAAGAAGAAAAGGATGAAGAAGAAGAACCTGAAGAAGAAGAAACAGATACTGAAGGGGGCCTGAACGTAAAGGATATTACCAAAAAATATCCTACGGTTTTCAAGGATTTCCCTGAGCTTAAGAGAAACTTCTTCTTAGCTCGGCAATATGAACAGGTAATTCCAACTGTTGAAGATGCAAAAGCCGCTGTTGAGCAGGCTAATTATTTCCAGTATTTCCAAGCGAAAGTTCTGACTGGAGATGCAAAGGAAGTTCTGGAATCAATTAGCAACTCCGGCGAAAAGAAAGCGATGGAGAAGTTTACTAATAACTTCCTTCCATCGTTAAGAGAAGTAGATGAACAGTCATTCTATCGTGTCACCGCTCCGGTAATCCAGCAGGTTTTGTATGCTGCGGTTCAACAGGGCGTTGGCTCAAACGATAAGAATTTGGCTGAGGCTGCGAAGTGGATTCACAACTTTGTATTTGGGAATCCTACTGTAGCCAGACCAAATTGGAATAAGGAAGCTCCTGAACAGGAACAGATTGACCCTGAGCGGCAACAGTTCCTCCGAGATAAGATGCAATTTGAAAGAACTCGGATGGAAGAATCAATGAGTGAAGTGAGTGGTTCTATTGTCTCTGAGATGAGGAAAGTAATCCTTAAGGACTTAGACCCACGCAATGAAATGCAACCCTATATGCGCAAGAAACTCCTTGAAGATATCATTCAGGAGACTGGAAGGATTCTACAGAAAGACCAGCACCATCTCAGGAAGATGGATTCCCTTTGGGATAATCTCCGTGCCACTGGAATGAGACAGAATGGAAAGACCAGAATCAAAGACACGTATCTGGCGCGTGCCATTCAAGTTCTGCCATCAGTTCGCGCACGGCTAAAGGCTGAAGCTCTTGGGCGTAAGGTCAAGAATAACGATAAAACGATTCATAGACCTGCGGGAAAACAAGAGCGAGAAACTAGAACCGAGCGGTCAGCCCAAAGATTTAACAAAGTTCCAGATGCGAAGAAAGTTGATTTCAACAAGACTTCGGATATGGACATCATTCTGGGCAAAGCCACTCTCAAAAAGTCATGATTCCAGCCAGAGGATAATGAACAATGGCTCTTGGTGAATCCCAAGTAGTTGCGAACGAATTGGAAAGAGTGGACCCCACTCTACCAACTTTGTTCGACCGGGATGATACGTTTTATTCCACAATCGAAAAGCGGAATGTTCAGGTAATCTCCGCTCGGGATATGCGTATTCCTCTCGAATTACGTCCGGGTGGCCGATTCGGTCATTTCGATTCGGACGGTGGAGATATGGGACTTGGTGACGGCCCGACTTTCGATAAGGCCGTTATCAATGCCGTAAACATGCGGTTTGCAGTTCAGTGGACAAAGAAAGCGGAATGGGCCACTGATGATTCACGCAAAGCCGTTTTGAATACTCTCCGTCATTTGCTTGCGAAGGCAATGCCGGAATTCCGTCGGAATGTCGATGCTCTTTGTCAGACTGACGGAACTGGAGTTCTGGGAACTGTATCGGCGAATGCTGTCACTGCGGGCGGTGCGGATACATTAACTTTAGCATCCGACGGATTCGGAGCGAAGTTATTGCGATATGGTCAGATGATTTCGATTTACAATTCGACACTGACCACCCGCCGCGTCCACACTGGCTTACAGTCCCAGAATGGATACGCTCCAATCAGTATGTATGATTTGCCCGGTAAGCAGATTACTGTGGCAGGAACTACTGGTGGAACGGTTCTCGGAGATAAAGTAGTTGTTGAGGGAACTTCAACTACTCCTCCGGTTTCAATGTTTGGCGTTCCGTATCATAACAATGATGCGTCCGCTGGAACATGGCTTGGATTCCCCCGGTCAACAACTCCGGAAATCAGAGCTAACAGAGTAAATGCTAACGGTGGTGGATTAGCACTTCCACATGCCAGATTAGCATTAAACAAGATTGGGGATAGAATCGGTATCTCCAATGGATATAAACCGGCTGCGTGGATGCATCCTTGCCAGCAGCAGGCTTATGAAGAACTCGCGCAGTTAATTTCCACAATTCAGAAAACTTCCGGTTCAGAGGGAGTCAATCTGTATTTCGGTGGGAATATGCAGTTGGCGGGTGCTCCGGTCAAAATCTCGTTTGTTTGGGATAAGACGAGAATTGACTTTATCATCCCAGAACTGTGGGGCCGCGCCGAACTCCATCCCGCAAAATTCTACGATGTTGATGGTCGTAGGATTTTCGAGATTCGTGGTGCATCAGGTGGCGTTGCAACGAGCCAGATTTTCTATCTCACTGGTTCGTTCAATCTTTATCTGATGAATCCTGCGGCAGGTTCGTATGTATCGAATCTCGCCATTCCGTCTGGCTACTAATCTTCTGGGTAGGTGATTAGTAGTCTTTGGGGGCTGGTTTTCATTCATCTAAACGAGCGTGTCATTGGGGACCAGCCCCCTACTTCTAAGGAAAAAGAAAATGTCACAAGAAACTCTATACGATTCTGGGATTGATAGAATCAATCAGCAATTGGCGGAGAAG